GGACCACATAAAGTATGTTATTGAGTGCCCTCAACTTTTTGCAATTAGTACAAAATCAGGAACTGAATATAATTCATGGGTTGAATTTACTTGTGACTTTGAGTACTCAAGAGACTCAGGTTCTAGCTTTGAGGTGGTAAGGCTAACAGGTCCAACTGATAGTGTTATTTTAGGTAGGGCAAATGGATATGAGTACTTTAATGACCAATCTTCTGCGTCACTTCATGACGGTTTTATTGTAAATAAGACTAAGAAAAAATTTCAAGAGGAGTACTCTCATAATGTTGAACAGTATAAGCCTTTTGATACGTGGAGATTACGCTTTCAAAGAGTAAACGAACCAAATAAGGCTCAAGGACATCACGATAACATGAACGAGGCTTTTATTAAATTTGTAGAAGCTCAAATAACAGATAGACTTCAATATCCGCATACCGCATATGCAGGAATGAGTTTTAGTGCAAAAGATTTTAGTGGGCAACCTAAACGAGGTTACCATATAAAAGGTAAAAAAATACAAGTACCAACAAATTATCTAACTCGAGATGAGATAGGAGGAGACAGTCCTTCGTATAATAGACATATATCAAACGGAACAAACGAAAGCGGTTATCAAGACTGGGATGGAAATTTTAGAGGTGATGCCTCTACTTATGCAGTTGGTACTACTAACCATGATAAAGTATACTGTAACAATCCTGCGTGGGTATTCTACGATATCATAAGAGATAAGAGATATGGACTAGGAGATTTAGTTGACGATGACTTTGTTGATAAGTATGCGTTATACCAAATTGCAAGATACTGCGATGAACTAGTAAGTGACGGAAAGGGAGGCTTTGAACCTCGTTTTACTTGTAATGCTTATATTAATAAACGAACAGAAGCGTACAAAGTCCTTAAAGATTTAGCAACAGTATTTAGAGGTATTACATACTGGATGGACGGACAGCTCGTTCCTGTACAAGACAGACCCAAAGAACCAATATATACATTTACTTCAGGTAATGTTCAAGATGGAGAGTTTGCCTATGAAAGTACCTCACAAAGAATAAGAAAGAATCAAGTTGTAGTTAAATGGAATGACCCAAAAGACCAATATAAAGCAAAGTCTCATATCGTAGATGATGTAGATAATATACTTGAAAAAGGAATTATTAATACAGCAAGTATAACTGCATTTGGTTGCACAAGTGAAGGGCAAGCACACAGAATTGGAAAGTGGAGACTAATCACAGATAAAGTAGAGACAGAACTTTGTAAATTTACTACTTCTGTAAACGCAGCTTTTATTCGTCCAGGCGATATTATTAATGTTCAAGACTATACATTAGATGCAGTACAATTTAGCGGTAGAGTAGAGTCTGGCACAAGTACAACGGTAGTAGTGTTAGATAGACCAGTAGTGCTAGCAGCAGATACTTCTTATAAATTACACTTAGTGTATCCTTCAGGCGGTGGGTACTTAGAGCAAGACTCCGCAACAATTAATGGTGTTTCATATGTAAAGGGTAGCTTAATACTAACAGACGAAGGAGGCGCTGCTATAGATACAGCTGCTAAAGCCTCAAATGTTAAAGATGATAGTAACAACGAAGTTATGCTTGCTTGGAATGATAATACAAGAGTAGAAACAAAAACAATTTCAACAGGTGCAGGTACCGTAAGTACGGTAACTGTTAGTTCCGCATTTTCTTCGACTACAGCCGCAGATGTAATATGGGCAATCTCAGGGACAAAGAATAATCAAGAAGTATCAGGAACACCAAAACAATATCGTGTCATGGGAATTAGCGAAGATGGTGATGGAAAATATACTGTCGGAGCCGCACTATATAACGATAAGAAATACGATATAGTAGAAAAAGACTATAAAATACTTGCAGATACAGATTCAGAAAACTTACAGGAAGATAATAAACTAGCTGAAGATAGATTTGTTCCGTCTCCAGATGAAGTTACTTTTAGCATTTTACAAAGCTCAGGAGACACAGACACAGATGGATCAGGCACTGACGAGTCAATGCAGTCAGGTCTTTATGCTTCAATCGAGTGGTCAAAACCAGTCGAAACAAAAATTTCGAGTAAAGTGCTTGCTAGTACTTTTGTAAATGAAACTCTTGGTATAGATGAAACAGGAATTACACTTGGAGCAGCAGCAACAACAGACACAGGCTTTGGAATTATAGAAAGAGGAACTTCGAACGAAGAAATAATACAATGGACTGCAAAAAGCGGAAATGACATTACAGCAGTTAGAGGACAGTTGGGAAGCAGGGCTAGAGCACATGACTCGGGGGTTAGTTTTACAGAAATACAATCATATGAAAGTCCATATACAGAACTTTCACACTTCGAAGTAGAGCATACACTTACAGGTACAACTAGAGGTGAAAGAGTTACAAGAACTCGTGCTTCAGGAGGACGCACAAGTTTAGAAGTTAAAAATGTTAGTGGTGGAACTCATAACATAAAAGTAAGAACAGTAAGTAATGCTGGTACATTTTCTAAGTGGGCAACATTTACAAATACAATCAGAGCGCCAGGAACAGTAAAAGCTACTTCAAAAGGTAACTTAGCAGTTGGTGGAACAATGAGTTCCCCAATAGGTATTACAACTGCTGGAGCCTATAATATTGCAAATAGTATTTATAGCTTTACCGATGCAAGAGGGGTAGAATACTCAGTATCTCAAAGCACAAGTACACATGCTCAAAGAACACAATCTTTTTCAGGTCTAAGTGCTTCAAATGGCGTAGGGTATGCTTTGTTTGACACAAGTGCAGCTGCAAGCGACCCATGGAAAGCTGTAGATCAAAAGACTGATACTACATTTCATGCGGGAGGAACAACTGTTGCAGGTAGCTTTACGTGGTGGAAAGAAGTAGGGGCAAGTAATATTGGCTTAACTTTATGTAACGGAACAATAACAGCTACCGCAAACAGTAGCACAGTCACAGGGTCTGGAACAGCATTTACTACAGACTTTGCTGCAGGTGATGTCATTCGTCTCGGAAGTACTAATGACTACGCAGAAAATACAGCAGCATGGTATGGGTATGTAGACAAAGTAACAAGCAACACAAGTTTAACCGTAAGAGGCTCGGTAACAAAAGCCTTTTCAAGTAAGTTCGCATATAAACAAAGTTTCAAACCAGACTTTTCTAGCGATACAATTTTATCGAAGATAACAAGAACAGCTTCAAGTGCGTACTCTTTAGAGCACTACGGTAGTGTTCCAGGTGCAGATGGTGCTACTGGTGCCGATGGTATTGGAGCATATGTTGTTCGTTTAAGTGCAAGTAAATACGCTCTTCCATATGACATAGATGGGGATGAAAGCACAACTCTTACTTTTACTGCCGCACCTCAAGGTATCGTAGGAACTGCAACCTTTAAATTCGAAGTAGATGGGGTAGAGAAACAGTCTGCAAGTACAACAGCCACATATCAAATGGCAGATAGTGATGAACCAGCTTCTGGAGCAGCAAAAGTTGTAAAAGTAACTATGTTTGATAATGGAGTACAAAAAGCAACAGACTCAGTATCTATTTACGGAATTCAAGACGGGGAAGATGCAGTAACCGTAATTCTTACAAACGAAGCACATACACTTCCAACAAATGCAGCAGGCACAGTAACATATACAGGGTCAGGAACAGATATCAAAGTATTTAGAGGAAGTACTGAATTAGCGGTTGGGACAGGCAATAATCAATTTTCAGTATCAGCCTCTGCAAGCGGAATAACCGCAGGTAGTGCTTCTACGCCTTCAAGTACTGTAAGAAGGTTTGCAGATGCAAGTAACTGCACAAGTTCACCTGCTAGCATTACATTTACAATTACAGTAAAAAACTCTCTTGGAACAAGTTCAACCTTTACAAAAGTACAATCATTAAATAAAACAACAGATGGAGCCGATGGAAGCCCGGGATCTGCAGGAGTAAATACAGCAATCGTAAAACTTTATAGAGCAGCAAGCTCCGGATCAAGTGCACCCGACTCATTTAGTGGAACATTTACATACACATTTGCAACAGGGGCCGTTTCTGGTGGAACTCTAAATAGTTGGTCAACAACTCCTCCAACTATAACTAACGGTCAATTTATTTGGGTAAGACAGGCAGTTGCGAGTGCAACAGGAACTACAGATACAATTCCTACAAGCGAATTTTCAACTTCTGTAGTACATAGTGGAGTAGGAGCAAACGGTCAAAGTATAACAGGTGCGGCAGGAAACTCAAATGCCGTAGCTTATTTATATAGAATAAGTACAAGTAATTCAACTTCCCCTACTTCTTTTAGTGGAACATTTACTTATACTTTTGCAACTGGAGTTCTATCGGGTGGAACTTTTAACAGTTGGACTCAGTCAATACCAACAGTTCCAAAAGGCTACTATTTATGGGTAAGACAAGCGGCAGCGAGTTCAAACACATCTACAGACACTATTGGAATCAATGAGTGGGCAGCAGCAGTTGTTACTGCAGCCTCTGGATCAGATGGAGCGCAAGGAAATCCAGGTGCTCAAGGAGATCCGGGTGCTCAAGGAAATCCAGGTGCTCAAGGAACAACTGGAGCAGGGGTAAAAATTATTTATCATAATGCAACACTTGGCAATAAGCCAGGAACTCCAACTGCAAACGGATTAAATGTTCCAAGCTCCCCTCAACAATGGAGTGCAAGCCCTAGTGTCCCAAGTGGCACAGAAATACAATGGACGTCTGTAGGGATTGTAGCAGCAGGAGGCACAGCATATACATGGGGATTCCCAATACCAAATTTAATCGATAAAGAAAGTATAACAGATCTTGGATTTACTAAAACAGAAATAGGGCTAGGAAATGTTCCCAACTCTAGTCATACGGCAGCAGGGTATAATACTGACTCGACAACATCTATTAGAAATGGAATAATAACGGGGTCAGCAAATCAACAAGCATTTGTTTGGACATCGTTAAGTAATGCAGGTGTTACTCCTGGTCAAACTGCTTTTGACTTTGTGGTTACATTTAAAAATGGTTCAGGAACAACAGTATCAGTTGCAAAATGGACAGCTACAAGAGATCAAACAAATAATGTAATTCTTAACCAAGGAATTACTAATAATGATTCAGGAAGTGGCACAACTTCTGGGACAGATGGAGCAGGAACAGCGCTTATGAGAGTAACTTTTACTAACGGAGGTACAAGCGTTACAGTAGCAGCTCAAATTGCTACATTTACAGGATTTACTTTTAAAAGCTAATGTTAAAAATAGAAACAGACAATATATACTTACGATTTATGGCAGAAACAGATATGCCTATTATAGCACCTGCCGTAACAGGTGTATGGAAAAATAACGCTTTACCAACAGAGAATGACCAAAAGTATTTTTACTATCAGGCTAATCAACAGAATCTTACGTTTCCCACAACTGAAACAGTTCTAGATGATAGTAAGTTTGGGTACTTTAACTTTACTATATGTTTAAAATCGAATGATGCTCCTATAGGCTACTGTGTAACGTGGTATACAGGCAAGTCTATAGAACAAAAAATGACTGCCCTTATACCTTCGCAACGAGGTCAAAAATATTATACAGAAAGCACTATTGCTAGACATAGATTTTACTATGATACTCTTCAAGCGGAAGATTCAAGTATAATAATACCTACATCAGCCTCAACAATAAATACTTCAGTAAGACAAACACTTGATAGTTTATATACTACTAATGAAAATGTATATACACTAGAACAAGGAGAGTATAGGACTTCTAAAATAACCAAGGATGACTGGACAACTTGGATAAACGGCTCTGATAAAAAGAGCTTAACTTACAATTTAACATGGAATTAATATTATGGGATACGTAGTACCTACAGGTGAACGATTATATACAAGATTTATAAAGTTAGAAGATAAAGATGCAATAAAAGATGCGCTTTCCGACTGGAGAGCAGATGGTGTTATAGAATCAGACTATGAGTTTACGTTACGTATTCAACAATGGATAGCTCAAAATGAGCGTATGCTTGATGATTCAGAGGATGTTGATACAGATGACTTTAATGCTTCTAAAATTTTAAATAGAGACTGTTGGTGGACTGAAGGTATATACCTTAGGTCAGACGATACCTGTATAGGATTTGTTCGAGGTCATTTTTTGGAGAGAGACTACTATCACTATGTTACAGCTATAAGACCTGCTTATAGAGATAATGGCTATTTTGAAGAAGCTGGGGAGATAGGTAATAAAACTTTATTTATTCAGTACTCTCTTGTAAACAGACTCATAACTATGATACCAATTGATCAATTAAATCAAACTAATTCTCACTCTTCTCTTGATGCGTTAGGGTCTAGTGCAGAAAGAGAAACCATTACTGATAGAATAGCTCCTACAACTTATCAAAGAAAAATTGTAACAAAAGAGCAATATATAGAATGGTATAACAAGGATGAACAAAAAGATATTCGAGACAAGTATTATAACTTAGAAGTAGTAAATTAATAATAGGCGTGGCTATCTGCCACGCTTTCACGACTTAAGTCAAACTGTCAAACCTAATCACGCAAAATAACTCTCAATTTTAGAGGAGGTGCCAAAAAATTTATCTTGACTTTCTCCCCTAATTTTAGTATAATTTAGGGTAAGGAGAAAAATAAAAGATATGGCAGCTGCAACTTATAACATTGAGATAGACCAAGGGTCAGACTATAACATTGAAATTGAAGTAAAAGAAGATGGGTCAGTTAAGAACTTAACTGGATACTCAGCACGAGCTCAAGCGAGGTCGTCAGAAGAAGACTCTTCTGTTGCATTTAGTTTTACATGCACTATACCTACACCAACTAATGGTAAGGTAAAGATGAACTTGCCTGCCGCCACTTCGTCCAGCGCAACTGCAGGACAATACGTATATGATTTAGAAGTTTTTACTTCGGGGGACGCAGCAGTCTCTCGTCTTATTAAGGGAACTGTCACACTTGACAGGGAAGTCACACGATAAATGGCAACAACTTTAACGATTTCACCAGGTGCAAATACTACTCTTACTATCTCAGGTTCGAGCACAGAATATAGTATATCTGGGAATTCTACAACTCTAACTATGAACACGGCAATATCAGGAGCAAATGCGACTGATATTATCTATGCCCCTACAGGTAAAATGTCTGCTACAAATATTCAAGCAGCAATAGACCAACTTGCAGGAGATCATTTCATCCAAGCAGGAGAGCCCTCAGGGTCACAATTGAACGAAGGGGACTTATGGTATGATACAGATGATGATGAACTTAAAGTATACAGGGGAACACAATGGCAAACACTTGCCGGAGCAGGGGGCGACGTCGAAACGATGATGCAACTTGATGGAGGCTCATTCTAAATGGCTAATAATATAATTAAAATAAAAAGATCGACAGGGAATTCCGCGCCCTCGTCATTAAGTGCAGGGGAACTTGCATTCACAGGGGGAGCTGGAACTCAAGGCAATAATGGTCAAAGAGTATTTATAGGTGATCCTGCTAACAGTAACGCTGTAACAGTAATTGGCGGAAATTACTTTACAAATCTTATGGATCATGTCCATGGGACTACAACCGCAAGTTCGGTACTAATAGCAGACTCTAATAAATCTAACTCTGAGTTAAGAACCGCGGCGTTATACTTAGGAACTTCTGGCTCAGATACATTAGTAACTTCTACAGCAGCAGAACTAAATAAGTTAGATGGAACTACAGCAACTGTAGCTTCTTTAACATATGGAAAAGACTTATTTGACACAGGAGTAACTGCGTCTGAATTTGATACTCTTGACGGTGTAACACTTACAACTACAGAGCTTAATATCATAGATGGAGACACTTCAGCAACATCGACTACACTTATAGCTGCAGATAGAATTGTAACTAACGATGCAGGTGTAATGAAACAAGTTGCTTTAAGTGACTATACAACTTTCTTTTCTAGCTCACTTACAACAGTACCAAACGTAACATCTGTTGGTA